GGCGTAAAGATCGTAAGGAAAGGTGGCTTCGAGGCGATCGTTCCACATCGGAAAGGAGTACTTACTCTCTCCCGACTTAAGGTTCGATACAACCCCGGGCCCATGCTTGGGAAGCTCGGTGGACTTCTCCAAATGGAGGTCTCCGAATTGGGCAGCGATCTTGTCAGCAACTTGCTGGAGGAGATCGCAGGCCTGGTCCATGGTAATATTAGAACGATTACCATCAAAAGCGACAGTAGGGGCGCAAGACCGTAAACCATCCTTGAAGGATGGTCGCAGGCCCAGTGCCCCCACAAACGAACTAGTCCCCCAAGGGAGGGACGGCTCGCGAATGTCATCTTCGATAAGCAGGTATTCTTTAACCTGCTCATTGACCGCATCCTGTGGGCATTGGAGTTCAAGTTTCTTTACTCCATAGCATAACTGTCCGATCGCTCGGATAGCCTCCACAGACGCATCTTCCCGTACAACACCATTAACATCGAAGATTTGTAGAAACAGATCCCGAAACAAAGCCGGGAACCTGCTTCCACCACGAGGGCTCGCGAAAGCGAACCCAGATGGTGTGTACAATCCTTCGGATAAGCACTTTTCAAAGTGCTTACCAATGGTGGGTAGGTCTATGGTCAGTACTCTACTGCCATGGACCTTCAAATCAAACTGGAGGCGTGACAAGTCACGCTCCCTTTGATCTGAACATCGATACACCCAACGAAAATCTGCGAAGATCATCGTAAGGTAGTCACTGAGGTAAGGCACTAGACTTTTCATCACCGATCCTTTCAGATGGAGAGTTCTAGTCCAGTATATCCAGTTTTCAGACTCGTTAAGTTAACGGTCTGGGTTGCTGTCCCATGTTACAGGGACAGGTCCCGATTCGAAATCGTGAGCTTCTCGGCAGTACCGACGGTGCAAAGTGCACCGACGTACTTGGCCACTTCGGCCGGGTCTGTACCGCGATTAGCTCGAACCACCAGGTAAGCCTGGATGGTGGTCGTCGTACCATCGACGTTGAAGATAGTCTTCGAAATGTCGACGTTATGGCGATCCACTTGGGTCACACCCGCCTTCTTACTTTCGTAAGAGTGGCGGACCTTCATGGTAACCTCAAAGCCGGTACCCGTATAAAGGTATTCGGCCGTGTAGTTATCCTGGTTGACACGCTTCAACACGAAGGTGTCAGTGCCGATGACGAGAGAGAACGGATTACTGAAAGCCATTATGGCATCCTCACACACACAGAGTTTGATGGGTAAGCGGTCCACTTTTATTAGTGGATTGCCGCTCGCAAAGTCGCTAGGTCCCAAGGCCCTTGAAAGAGGGAAGTATCCTTGGCATCCTAGAGCCAATGATCAAAGAGATCAAGGCTGTGACCGTGCTGACTTGATTGTCCGTCAAATTGAAGGACATCGGTATCGAACTTGGAACACCGTCCGGAAGTACCTTACGGTACTTGGTGAGTCTCTTTAGAGTCCCACCGGTCCAGGAGAATCCTGGGCCCCAGTTTTCGATGGGCGCACAACGAAGAATAGTCTCGGTTTCCCGCATAATGCAAATATCCTTAGGGGTAGCATAACCTTTTCCGGCATGAGCAGCAAGAAAACTGCCAAAGTCGTGAAAGTAGTCTACCAGCCAGCTGAAGGGCATCAATTCCCAAACAGTTTCAGGATCAGGCGCCTCTAAGTCGAGGACCTGGGCAAGTGCATTATTGAAGCTCGTGAGAGCCTCAGAGGTCGGAATCTCGAGCGCGTCTAGGGTAGGGAGCCAATGGCAAGCTCCCCAGACACGGTATGACGTCGTAATCGAGTCATACGCTGGGCTTTTGATATCGGTAACGATACCACCAACCCGCATCCCTGTGGTTCCATACGAGGAATCAAGGTAATGCTTTCTCCGTAATCCCCCATGCCCGTAGAAGGATTTAAACTCCTTCATTCGCGACTCAATCATCTTAGTTATCTCCCCAAACTTAAGGAGATCGTTCAGGAAATTGAGCCACCCGAATTGTACATTCAGGTAGCTACCACCCGCGAGGGTGGCATAGTTGCGAAGTGCGAGCTTGAAGAGGGAAGAAAATTCCACAAGTTCTATAGTAAAGACCGGCAAAGAAAAGCCGGACCTGAAGGGGTTGG